AGAGCCAGCACCGAAGAGTGCCTTGTCGTTGTCACCGAAGGACACGTCAGCCGTAGTCGTAAGACCTGCAAAGGTAGGACTGTCTGTAGTAGCTACGCCTTGGTTCAGAGCTTTGACCGAAGCAATGCTAGTCAGCTCAGAGTCCATCAAAGCACCAGCGGCTGTGACATTGGCTGTGTCAGTTACGTCTGCTGAGGCTTCAATAGCGTTTAACTTAGTATGGTCAGCGTCCGTAAAGACATTGGAGTCGGTTGCCGCTTCTACTGCGGCTCTGATTTCTGCATCAGTCTGGTCTGCTGTAGCACTAGCCTCAATACCGTCCAGCTTTGTACCATCTGTAGCTACATCACGTCCATCTACAGTACCGTCTACAGTAATGTTGCCTGTAGCAGAAACAGTAGTAAACGATCCAGCTGCTGCAGTAGAACCGCCAATAACAGTCCCGTCAATCGTACCACCGTCAATGTCTGGCGTGTTTACGTCAGGAGACGTGAGGGTTTTATTAGTAAGCGTCTGAGTGCCAGTTAATGTGGCTACTGTGCTGTCGATAGCAAAGGTTACGGCATTGCTTGATCCAGATGTGTCAACACCTGTACCGCCGGTAAATGTCAGCGCCTCAGAGTCTAGATCAATGCTTAACGCACCACCTGAGTCAGCCTGGAAGTCTAGGTCTTGTGCAGTAACTTGAGCATCAACATACGCTTTTACGGACTGTTGAGTTACAAGTGCTGTAGCACTATCTGAAGATAAATCATCTTCATCAAGAATAGTTGTGACTGTTGAGCCAGAGGTTAATGTAAGACTATCAACATTGGCAGTCCCATCAATATAAAGGTCTTTAAACTGAAGGGAAGAAGTACCCAGATCAATATCATTAGTAGTAACGGGAACAACAGAGCCATCTTGGATGCGAATTTGCTCGACTGCTGCACTAGAGACTTCAACATAAAAACCCCAGCGATTATTGGTACTATCTACCTCAATTTTATTTAAGAAGTCAAGGTCGCCAATTTTAAAAATGTTACCGCCTTGCCCGGCAGTACCGTCATGTCGGTGTCCTGTAGTAGAAGTTGAAGTGCTTGAATATGTAAAAACATTTACGAGTTGATTATATTCATCGTTAAATAACGAAGATGTAATAGTATCGCCATCACTAAACGTACTTTGTCGAGTGTAATTCTGAGCCATGTTTATCTCCTACCTGATGGCATATAGTCTATATAAAGACCATTAACTGCATACGGTGCTTTAGTGTCTGAACTACTGACCCTAAAACTTACTGTGTTTCCGCTGCCCTCTACGGGCTGACGCACCATTGGATCATTGCTTGCACCAAAAGTAGCCGAATTAAAAAGCGCACTTCCAAAAATAGCAGGGAGTGGCACAGAGTCCAGTACATAATCTGGAGGCTGTGGAATATCTGTATTTTCATAATCAAAACGCATACGAAAAGTAGGTTGAATTTCACCTTCTGGGCTAAGAGACAACCGTGCATACTTAACTGTTTTGCGTGTACCAATATCACCAAAATCAAAGTTTGGTGTTTGATAAATAGCGTTTATATCTGTAGATGTTCCTGCAGGACTAAAGAAATTTCCTACATCATGATTATAAATATAACCATCTTTATCTCCATGATAAGCTTTTTCAATACTATTATTATCAAATCCTGTTGTCAGACCCATAGCTTGAATGCCAAGCGTTTCAGACCATTCAAATCCATTAGAGGTTAGTGTGCCTATAATTCCTTTTGAAACTGCTGATCCTAATGTTACATCTGTATAAAATATTCTATACTGTGATTTTGAACGTAATACGCAACTATCAATTCTAAATGTATTAATAGAAGAAGCAAGGTCTCCAATAATACTTTGTATCTGTCGAGATACTGATCCTAACTCTGTATCACCAATACGTGCTGTACCCGCAACAGTACGAATACCGTCAGGACTTAAAAAAACTAGATCACCTCCAATTTCTTGAATACTATAACCTGATAAGCATCCTACGTTTTCTGTAATAGGGTCGATACGTATATTTGCAGCATCGTTAATGTTTATAAGTTTGTGAATGCTATTCTTAGCAAACACAATTAAATCTGTACGAAATCCACGAATACCTTGAACTTGATCTGATATTACAACTGCTCCAGCGCCTGTACCCGTAAAGTTATCAGGATCATTATAAACACTGTAGTATACTGTATTTAAATTATTTTCTACACCAGAAGCAATAAGATGATGATCATGAATAGTTATGTATTTAACACCATTAGTTCCATCTACAGTTATTTCATTTGCAAAAAATGTTCGTGAAGATAAGCCGCCTGTGCCTTCCATTCTAAAAGAATAAGGCTTGTTAGCTCCATCAGCTATAATTAATTCGCCATAATCAAATGTGGCTCCTTCAAAAAGAGCAAATGTACATTGTCCTTGACCAGTGCGAGTCAGTGCTGAACGCCCAGTAAAGGCTGTATAGTTATCTCCTCCGCCTGCTACGCTAGCCCTATTTATTTGAAGCCAAGTAGATCCATCAATGCTAAAAAATATATCTGTGCCTGAACAAACAATAACGCCATCGCCATACACAAAAATACCCAATACATCCTGATCAGTATTAGGTCTAGCATCTCCAAACTGTGTAAACCCGTTTATACGACGATATCCACCATCAGGATCTACCTCAAAGTTTCTGAGTCGTGTAGCTAGTCCCGGCTGTCGTAACATTTCAAGCTGGTTGAGGTTGGTGTTTAAACCTCCACGACATGAAATGCCAAAAGGCTGAGACATTAGATAAACCTCACGCGATCAGTTTTCATGTAATCTGGAGTAGCACTCATAAGGTTTCCTTTCATAAGTTTTAATCCACGCTTATAATCTTCTAGCGCAAATGCTGCAGCTTGCGAGCTTTCTTTAAACTGATGAATATAGTATCTAGCTCGTGCAAGTAACACAGGCTTATAAATATTTGGGAATACAATCTCATCCCCGTGTGCGTCTAATTCTGTAGGAAGATTATATGCAAAGAAATATACACGATAAACTTTATCTGGAATAGCGCTTAAGCCTAGTTTACGATTGTCTGGACTTCTAATAACTCGTCGAGGCTCTCCATAGTTTTGTGTATCTGCATCATCCTGATTTTCTTCAGCACGTCTAAAATCTTTCCACTCTTCAGTAGTAGTATACTTTAAGTTTTTACTAGTATACGGCGCTGCTTCACCAGCCACACCAATTGTTGTAAGATAAAAATTATCCCAATCAACATATCCGTAATCTGTTGTTAAACTAGATGATGTAGGCTTTAACAAATACCAGCGTGTTCCTACAACAGTTTCAATATATGTATTACCATAAAACGGATCTGTTGATCCGCTTGTGTCTGTAGCCAAGAAAGGCCATTGAGGTTCTTCGTTAACAATATCAAGATATGCCCTGTTGACACAATCTTTAATATGTTGCTGAACACCAATAGCTCCAGCAAACGTAGAAGATGTGAGGGCTACTTCATTCAGCTCTCGCAACAACTCATTTGTAATTTCAAGATAGGTAGCAGCCATTATTTCTTATGAACCTTTTGAATTTCAAAGTTTGCTTCTTTTGAAGCGCCTTTGTGGGGTTTATAGCCATCTTTAGGATCTTTCATTAACTTGTGCGTAGATCCTTTTTTCATCCAATGATAGCCTTCAGGAGCTTTAACTTTCATTCTTGCCGCATTGAAGCATTATGATCAGCCTTGACCATACAGGCTTTTTCCATGTCTCTAACACTGGTATATCCCGCTTTACCACCATGAGCCATTGGCTTGCGATACATTCCGCCGCCCATATAAGACTCTCGTGATGTACCACCCATTCCATATTTCATGCGCTTATCTTTTTTCATCGTTTTTCTTTCTCCCAAAAATACGATCATAGTTGTCGTCATATTTTTTCTTATCTTCGTTTTTTAAGTACTGGCCTCTTAGCTTAACTTTTCCAGTACCCATTCGAATAGGGTTTTGTTCTGTTCCAATCTGTGGCATAATTAAACCTTAAAGAAAAGGGGGAGTATTTCATCCCCCATCTCATTTTAGTCGATACCGTAGAACGCAGAAACAAGTGCTTCTGGACGCAGTACCTTAGCTCCATAAACGTGAAGACCACGTACAATATCACCAAAACTTGCAGTGTCACGAACTACTTCAGTATTGATAATAGTTTGTGCAGTACAAGTAGATGACATGTGACCAGCAATACACTTACCAGCAGCGTTAGAAGTAGCTGCAATGTTGTTGGTCTTGTACATATCAAAGCCACGCAACTTACCAGAAGATACGAGACCGTTACGGATTGAACCTTGACCAGCGTTAAAATCAACGCTCATGAGCTTAGAGCTAGACTGTACAAGCTGCTCGTAGAACTCTGGGTTTGCAAGGAACCAACGACCTTCTTCAGGAACACTCTGCTCGTCAAGGAGACGTGCCATGTGTGAAAGAACATCAATTGGATCATGCTCGCCAGAAGCGTAGCCGATGTCAAGATTACCAGTACCGTCAAAGGTGCCAGCTGCAAGGTCTGTTGCGCTGTCTGAACCAAGGATATGGTTAGGCGACGAAGCAGATGTGCCTGCAAACAACTTAGCAATTACGCCCGTGTCAAATGCGTCACGGAGTGCGTAGGCTGCTGAAGATGAAGCAACTTCTTTAAAGTTAACGTGAGACATTGAAGTTTCGATGTCATCAACGATGAACTTAAATGCGTTCGCCGTATCAACAACCAAAGTTACTTCGTTGTCAGTCAGTGTTGTTGCTGTTACAGCACCACCACGCTCATACTGATCTACAGTGATTACTGGCTCTTTGATGATCTTAACTGAATCACCAAACGCAGAGATGTCACCAGCGTAGTCAGTGTTAGTGATTGCTTCTGCTACAGACGCTTTTCGGAAGAAGTTAAGTACCTTCTTGGAATAGAGTTCTGGCATGAAGTTGTTGCCGGAGAAGTTACTCCCCGAGGATTGTGCAAAAAACTGATCGGATGTATTACTAGCCATTGTATTGACTCCTTAAAAAAACAAAGTTATTTGATTACTCTGCCTTCTGAGGCGGCCTGATCTATTTCTTTTTCAAGTCGATCATAGTCGTCCATAGAGAGGGCAGCTATTTCCCGAGTTGTCCAGATCTTTGGCTGCTTAGTGTCTACGGTTGTAGTCTTTGTAGATACTAAACTTGCAGCGTCTTTTCTAGACATTTTTTGACTTGACTGAGTTTTAGGGCTATTTACAGCTACACCCATTTCCATCTTATAGATATCTATAGCACGACTAGCTAAACTAACATTATCTGGGTTATTATAGATCCAACCTTGAATTTCTTGTGGCTGTTCTTTTGCCCAATCATGAAACCCTTCATCTCCACGGATATCTTCAAAATCAGGATGTCGGTCTCTCAACTTAGTTTCAGCTTCTCGACGAGAGATCATTGCTTCTCGCTCTTCGATGGCTTGCATTTTCTGTTGAAGGACTTGTACTTCATTCTGACTTTGTAGATGCGCTACAGATTCTACAGTTTCATACAAATCTGGATATTGAGTTCTAAACTGCTCCAACTCTTCAGCTGATTTTGGCGGCTGATAGGCTGGTTGAGAAGATTGCGCTTGTGCTAACAGTTCTTGCTCTTTTTGTTTAAACTCTGAAATCCTTTCATCATAATGGCGTTTAAGGTCGTCATACCTTTTCTTATAGTTGGTTCCTTTTTGTTTTTGAGGGGCCGAACCTTCTTCGGTTTGGGTAGCCTCATCAGAACCTTCTGATTCGAAAAATAAACTATCTGCTGATCCTTTAGATGCTTCTGGCTCCTCGTGCCAAGATTTAGTTGCATTGTAAGGATTTGCTTGTGGTTCTTGTGCTTCAGTCATGTCTTACTCCTTGTCGGGGCTTGTTTGTTTTCAAGGTGGCTAGAAAATCTAGGGTCTTGATTATACAAGGTGGCCTTAAGGTGATTATTGTGATAAGGGGCTAAAACTTCTAGGTAGCCTTACCGTCGCATTAAGCTAGGGATACGATTAGAATCAAGCATCTGCTCTTCAATCTGTTCGTCTTCCATAGCTTGGTCTGGCAAATTAGCTTTCTCATCTTGTGTTGGATCATTCATGAGTCCACCAATTGCCATGTCTTTTCTAGACGCATCATACTCGGCTTCTGCGTCTTTCATCATTTCTTCGAGTGTTTCTACACCAAGTTGATCTACCGCTTTCTTTGTAAATACAAACTCTCCGTCAGAAAGTCGTGCAGGTATATCATCTGATGTGCCAGTGCCGGGTCCGTCTACTTCCCCTTCACCCGTGAATTCTGTTGAAGCAAGTACTATCTTATCAAATAAAGTACTAAGTCTATCGTCAGATTCTAGTGCTTTGTTGATATACTCTATTTCATCGTCTGATAGTGTTTCGTCCATAACGTATGAAACATAGTCGTCTTCCATTTCTGCATCAGGTTTCATTCCTTCAACAGGAACTAATAGTCCCATGACTCCACCCTCTGCTTTTACTTCTCTTGGACCTAATTGCTTAATTAATCCTTCAAAACCTTCAAACATATCATAGTCTTCTGGAGAAACACTCTGAATAAAAGCTCTTGTTTCTTTAGGATTAAGTGCAGCAGCGTATTTTTTAAGCTGCTCTAAAGTGTCAAAAAGCTGTAAGTTTTTTGCAACTTCAGAAGGTTCCATTCCTGAAATAAGCTCTAATGTATTTTCTGAAACGTCTCCCATGTCTTGACTTAGTTTAGAACGATATGCTGAGGGCAAATCAGCCATAAGAGATTCTAAATCTGCTTCTGGCATTTCGTCTAATAAACGTGGGTTTTGCATTAAAGCCTCATCTAGCATGTTTGCTAAATTATCTTTTTCACCAGCAGCTAAGGAAGCTTTACGGGTTGCTGTAGCTTTTGGAGCGTCTCTAGCAATTTTAGCTCCTGCAAAACTAGCAACTCCTTTTGCAATTCCACCCAAAACTTTTTGAGTTCTTTCAGGAGGATTCATTAAAGATTTGTCATACATTGTCATTGTTAAATTCCTTGGCTGCTTTTACTTGGGCTGGGAGTGTCAAAAGACTATCCAGAAAATTCACTCTCCCCTGCTTGCGGAATATTTCCTGTTCCGATGTTGCCGCCACCATTCCCTGTAACTCCAAGGTCTTGCGGTGGTTGAGATACTCCTTCAGGGCTTCCCATAACTCCGGGTTGTTCGTCAGTGGGGACAGCCTCGCTGCCAGTTGCTTGTCCAACATTATTTTGCATTCCTATTATTTGTGCAGCAATTGCAGCTTCTTCTGGGTCATTAAGTATTTCATCAGGATCAAGATCTAACGAATAGGCTAATTCTGAAATTAACTTTGACATCTTAACAAATGGAGCGACTGCTGGGTTTTGGGCTGTCTGCAAGAACATGGTTAGTCGTTGACTTCGTACTTCTTTTTGCATTAAGCTATTTGTACCCATAGCTTTAATTTCTAGATCACCTTGGGTATCTAAACCACCTTCAAAGAATTGCATATTCCATTGGAAGTATGATTGTCCTAAAGGCTTAAGTAAAAAATCATCAAGATTCTTTACAACTGTTTTAATATTAAGGGACGCCGCACCAAGCAACATAGACATGCCTGATGCAGTTCGTGTCATGCTCTGTACGCCTGTCTTGACCATGCGAGTAGCTTGGAATACCTGTCTGTTCATCTGCAAGCTGTCGAAACTTATCAAACATCATCATGTTTTCTTGTGATGTGTTAGGAAACTTCATTCCATGAATAGCTTGTCCGGGCATTCCTGCTTGTCTTCGGAATATCTTACCGGGATATATTTCCATGCATTGACCACCAACAAGAGCAGACTCATCTACATCAAATACTAA